AATGAAGCATTTCATCAAAGCACCGTAGCCCTCCAGTGGATCAGTGCGATACACTGGACTTGGGACCCACGCCTTTATTTCAAAGCGATGGAGTCTATCGTTCCATCTTTCAACAGAACGATATCCCAAGAATGACCTACGGCCGAGAGCTGATGAGGTATCTGATACATAGGGCAAAGGCCCTAGTATAGTTTCAAGTTTGTTGAACATGAAACTTGCGGTATGCCAATATCCTTTTTGGTAAAAGAGATTAGCGGTAGCCGCCCAAGATACTAACCTATCAGCCTGTTGCCTATTCTCAGGGAAAAGCTTACGAATATAAGTCGGTGTAACCAACTCACCGTCGTAGCAATCCTCACCGCATGACTCTCTGAAGCTTCCGCTCAAGAAAGTCTTATCGGTGTTCACCTTGCAATTGTACATCTGCAGGTGATCGAGAATAGTAATCGCATATGTCACGGGGACAATTATATCATCCCCATAGACATGTACTCCTCTGGAAACTGTAAAACAGTTTCTGGGAGTCACAGGAAGATTGTGTGCCTTGAGGAGAGCCACTACACAAATTGTGTAGAAGTACATGGCTTCCACAGGGAAACACAAAGCAGAACCCATAGAGGCAAACTTCTTTAATGGACCAACAGTTGTTCCATCTGGAAGCAATGCCCTCGTCGATCGACATGCTTCAATACTATCCCGAAAATCGGGATTAGAATTGAACATCTCCATAGCAAGATCATGGGGAACCCGGTCACTTGCATCGGAAAGATCAATCGTTGCTAATTGACCTGTCTTAGACGATATCATAGCGAGGCGTTGGTTGATCGACTGATCAGTAAAATTTACATGACCAGCCGAAAACCGATTCGATTCGATAGCTTCATAAAGAAGCGAGCGAATCCCTTGTTGTGCAAATTGCTGACAACAAGGCTCAATAGCTATGATACGTGGGCTTTTGAGTGTTTTAGGCACTGAAATGACCTTAACGGTCAATTCCAAGGCCTCTGGGACGATCGATACCATTTCGAGCTCCTGACTATTGCTCGGGCACCCAATAGGGTACCCGTAATCAATAATAGGGAAATAAGGCTCGAGACGATCGTGCCAGCGAAGCCAGCGGTATTTCTGATTTCCAGAAATTCCTTCGGCTGTTGCACCGGGACCGTGTCGTGGAATACATTGGTTAATTCGAAGTGAACTAACCATAGGACCCCATAACACAGAAGCCACGCGAGTAAACTCATCGTGGACCTCTTGCGGCACTGAAAACAAGTCAAAAGACTGCTCATTCGTGATGTAGCCAGTGAAGGCGGACTGTACCCTTTTCGGGGTGCAGGCCACCTCAATTTTGCTAAAAGCACGACAAATCTGTCGAACGCTTCCAACAATAATTGGGATCTCTTCTCTGGTGTCATTGCGTAGTCCTCCTGTCTCATGGTTGAAAATTTGACCGATCATACCTCGCAAAAATGCGGGGATTGATCCATGCTTCTTGAAACCAAGAAAGCATGTTGGGTCAATAGTCCCTAATGCAAGGCATCTTTCGAAGTCCTTGCAAAATTGGGGAAGGGTTATCGTCAAAAACGACAAACCTTCATTTTCAACCCGTGAACTCATGGTTTCGAGGTCACGTAAATCAGAGACATCAGCGATGCACTTGGCACAAGCATCTATATAGATAGCTTGTACCAACTTCATTTGGTCACTTGCGTTGCTTTTCAAGCTGCCTCCTAACTAGGGGGTCGGCTTCAAGCTACACAATTCGCATAATCCCAACTCTATAGAGAGAAGGGCAAACAGTACACTCAACACTTAAGCGATCGTATCCAGGACCCTTCAAATGAAGAGTCCCAGAAACGACTGGAAAGGAATCTTACGACTCCGATCCAAGAAGTTTTCCGATTGCAGTGTTGTCTAGCCAGGTCTTAAGACCGGCTACAATCTGTTCCACTTGTGCAGCGGTAAACCCGAAAACGGGTCTATCTATGACAAAGTAGAAGCTGAGGGTGTCGTAATCGTTCTCACCTGAGAGCGGATCCTCCACCACAGCAAGCTGATCCAGCCGGACCATAGACCGAACTCGGTCTTTGGTCTTTGTATGAGATATGGTAAATTTCCATACCTCATCCGATGTTTGATAGAGGGACTTAGTCCCATCTAACATATATCGGGCTAGAGTCTTAGCCACAGAATTGATAGTGACTGTTTGTGGATCTGCGAACATAGTAGTTGACCTCCGGAAGTTATCGGATGTTATCTTATGTCAGATCCTGTTCTTTCCAGGGAACAAAACCTTGGTTAAAGACATAAGCGGATGATTCTAGTTTTCTATGGGCCGCATGCTTAACGCATACGGGTAATCCCTAGTGAAGCTAGAATCGCAAGTTGTCTTGGGCTTAAAAGGTTCCAAGACAGGCCAAACCCATACGGAGTACTTGCAGGTTTTCTAACCTTGGCATCTGTTTTCAGATCCCAAGTGAGAGAAAGCGTCCCGTCTACAAAAGGCAGAAGTTGAGTAAACTTCCGAACCGTGTATTCGTGACGCATAACATACAAGTATCTGGCAGCTAGCGCATCGATGGCGATGTCATCCATGGCGTCTATGACGCCACCAATGTCAGCGCACCAATCGATGAGCCAAGTCCAGGGTACAGCACGGTAGACATTTGACGGCGAAATACGGGCACCATACAAAGTGATTTCACGTTGTATAGTGTTCCAAGCCGAATTATAATCCGGCAGATTCGCGTCAAATTCAGGACGATAATACTTGTAATTACCCACAGCTGTGACTACGGAATGTTTTTCATCCCATATTTCCCAGCGTGGAGAACTACCAGTCGTGAAGAGCTTACCAATGATCTCGCCTAGAGGTTCAACCTCCATGCCAGTTCCACTGGAAACAAGCTCCTCCGTCGTCTCGTCCGCCAGAGTTGCGCGCCTTGTTATCCACTTGTCGTTATTGGCCCTCAAACGGGCCTTCATAGCGGCAGCTTTGTGAAATGTGGAATAAAACTTCCGCAAATCACCGATAAAAGGCGTCCACCCAAATTGGTGGTTGAGAAAGTCATCTGCAATCTTTTTAGGTTGCATTATGTGCATAGTACGTCGATTCCGAAAAGGGATGTTACTTTCGTAAACATCCTTCCACACATCGTGGAAAAACTTCCCGGACGACCGTAGCATACGAGGGATATCCCTCATTTCTGCTACAAATACAAATGCACTGGCTGACTCAAGTTTAGGCCTAGTTTTCTTATAGGCCTGCAACTCCCATGCAGTGGTATCAGGAATAAGAGTCTCGCCTGTAACGAGGGACGGAATATTCAGTCCACTCAACAGGTTTAGAGGGGCAAAGCCCCCTTCATAACGAGCCCTACCATTACCGTATCCAAAATAGGATATTAGGTTGGTAGACAAAGACTCGTATGACCCCATTCCCTGAACCCTTAATTCGGGCAACTCCACGCTAACCTTCGAAAACGGGCCACCTTCAGTATAGGGCGGACCGGGATGAATTTCATCCCGGCAACACGCACCAGACATAGAGGCGGTCTGAGGTACGTCCTGGTAGGGATCAACGGCAAAGCCGTGAACCCAATGTCCAGGTGATTGCTCTAGGTAATATTTACCTAGCTGCACCTTTGTGAAACCAGAAAACGGTGATTTACCGCAACTGGGATCATAATCATACTTCGTTCGAAGACGTGGAATTCCACTCATGTTAATGTACCTCCGTGTGACATGGATCAGTAGGTTCTGTGTTAAAGAACCATGCACAGCACCTGATCCAAAAGTAGAGAGCTTAATAACCTCTCATGTTGTAGGGGCAGAGCTCAAAGTCAATATGGCGATCACAGGTGTAATCGTCAAAACTTTGAAGCAATAGATCGTTGTTTAAAGACGATCTCTTCGATCTGAACCAGGAGCTCCAAGGGAAACCTGGAGTTCATAATCTGGTGAAAGATCCAAAGGCAACGATCGAGTCGAGACTTCTTAGGCATAATTCTCCTTTCAGATGATCGGAGGAAGCTAAGAAGTTCGACCGATTCCTACAATTTAAATAAAGTAATAGCGCGCTGCATAAAGATAGGCATGTTCAGATGAACATGTCTTTCTTAACAGCAGAAAGAGAGTTATCCTCACGGATAGCTTCTTCAATACGCTCAATAGTCTCCAGTGATAAACTGAAAAGAATTGAGACGATTCGCATTATTCGTGCGATCTTAGTTAGTTTTTTAGCCATGCTCTCCTTTCTTACGATTGGTGAGCATGGTAACTAACCGAATCGCGACTTTATTCATGAGAGACATTTATATATCTCTACGCATTTGAAGACAGTCATCGCTGACTATCTAGACACCCCCAAGG